CCTGATCTTGTGCAAATTCTTATGGAGGAAGATAAGTTTGCAGAGAGGTATTAGGAGCGCATAAATATTAAATCGTCATGATTCGGTGATCAACTTTTCTCAAAGGAGAAAAATATCTTCAACAACTAAAAGGAAACACTATGTTCAATCTCAAAATAGCCGCTCTCGCGGGAGCTGTTCTTTTTGCATTTGCAACTGGAACAATAACAGCGGAAGCTGCAACGATAAAGAAAAGAGCAGGTAAAACGTATAGTTGTACAATATATAAGCACTATGAACGTTGTACACAAATTAAGAGAATACGTACAGTCAAAAATCGCAATACACACAAACAAGTAGTCCTGCCTCAGGCTGAATGGCCATATACCTTCGATACGTCACAGTTGCACTCAGTAGCTTCTCGCTATGTGGGACTTCACGAAAGGACGAATCGCAACACCTTAAAAGCAGTCGTCAATGTTGATCCAGCAATTACCGCATGGTGTGCTGCGTTCGTCAATGCGATACTACATACTTCAGGTATACAAGGAACAGGCTCTAATCATGCCAGAAGTTTCTTGAGGTATGGAGTAGCCACAAACGCACCAAAAAAAGGTGACATTGTTATTGTAGGTCGTCATGTAGGATTCTATGAAGGTCATGTCACGCGAAATGGTAGAACATATGTTGCTGTTCTAGGTGGTAATCAAAAGAATCGTGTGCAGACAAGTTATTTTCTTGCATCGAAGGTTTCTTCGTATCGTAGAGTAGCTTGATTAACTAAATAGGAGTACAGATGCCAATATATTCTTTTAAAATTAAAGATACAGGTGAAGAGTACGAAATGACTCTAAGCTATGATGAAATGATTAAACACCTTGAGGATAATCCTGAGGTCAATCAAACTTTTCGTATGAACCTTGTTGATCCTGTGGGTATTGGCATTACAAAACCTCCATCAGACTTTCAAAAGTATGTCTTAGGTAAAGTGAAAGCAACTACACCAGGAGCATCTGCTGTAGCCAATAAAAGATGGAATATTCCTAAGGAAATATGATTGTTTAATCACAAAAAGAGTTCAAGAGTAATTGGAAAGGGGCGTTCGAAGAGAGCGTCCCTTTTCGTGCATAGAGGAGCAAGCATGTCAAAGAAGCCTAAGAAGAACCAGAATAATCAAAATGGACAAACACACGCATACAACAACCACTTTGAACTACGTACCATAAAGCCACTTACACCAAATCAACAGAAGACATTTGATTCATATCGCCAAGGATATAATCTTATGATACATGGTTATGCTGGCACAGGTAAAACATTCTGCGCTCTTTATCTGGCACTAGAAGAAATTTTGACAAACAAATCTAATTATGATAAGATTGTTATTATTAGATCAGTTGTTCCTTCGCGAGACATGGGATTTTTACCAGGATCAATCAAAGATAAGATCGCAATCTTTGAGGACCCATATAAAGAAATATGCGATGACTTATTCGGTCGTGGTGATGGATATGGCATTCTGAAGATGAAGAAGATCATAGAGTTTACGACCACGTCATTTCTTCGTGGTATGACATTCAATAACGCAATCGTGATTGTTGACGAGACAAACAACATGAATATGAGTGAGCTAGATACGGTTATGACTCGTCTAGGAAACAACTCACGCATCATCTTCTGTGGTGATTATCGTCAGACAGACTTAAACAAGCCACATGAGAAAACTGGTATTCGTGAGTTTATGAATATCACAAAAAGAATAGACAGTTTCGTCCATGTTGAATATCAAAAGGAAGAAATTGTTCGCTCAGGTGTCGTGCGTGACTACATCATCACAAAAACGGAAATGGGTTTATAAGCTTGACACACAGAGCAAACTCATATATAATACATAAATCGTCGTAAAGAAACCGAGTGACTTTTGAAAACCTTTCATTATCTAAAAAATATGCCTGAACTAAAGTCTCTTCCCGTTGAAGAAAAAGATGGAAAGAGGCTCTATGTATCGCCGAATGGCATTCGTTTGCCTTCTGTCACTACAGTTTTAGGACACTTTAAAAAAGCCCAGATTATTGAATGGAGGAATCGTGTCGGAGACAAGCAGGCTAATGCTATCTCTGGCCGTGCCTCTGTTCGAGGAACTAAATTCCATTCTATGATGGAACGATATCTGGGCAATGAGCAGAATATCTTTGAAGGCGTTATGCCAGACATGAAGCAAGCATTCAAGGACATTCAATCTACCCTCAACAAGATAGATAACATCCATTATATCGAAAGTCCTTTGTATTCTGAAATACTCGGTATTGCTGGAAGAACCGATGTTATTGGGGAATACGAACAAGTGCCGTCAATCATCGATTTCAAAACATCCCTTCGTGAAAAGAGAGAGTCTTGGATTGAAAACTACTTTGAACAGGGCACAGCATATTCTCTCATGTATGAAGAGATGACAGGGATACAAATCAACCAGATCGTTGTTATCATTTCAGTTGACGGCTTAGATAAACCACAAGTCTTCGTGAAGGATCGCATTGAATATATCGATTCACTGATGACGAAGATTGATGCATACCATAAGGAACACAACTATGTTTATTGATCTATGGATCGTTGGAATATTTTCACTGCTTTTTGGTGCATGTGCATGGTGGAATTATCGTAATGGTATTAATGATGGAATCAGAGCAACATTAGCTGTTCTTGCTGATGATAAAATCATCGCAGTCGAGAACGATAAAGTTGTTCCTTATAAAAAGAAAAGAACACAATCATAAATACTTAGCATCAATATGGAATACTCAGATGGGTTCATCAACAGTCTTTATCATTATGTTGATTGTATCCCCACTGATAGTCATTGGGGCTATACACGCGGTTGCAATATTAATTAAATAGGAGAAAAAACATGTTCGAAGTTATCGTAGGTTTTGTTGCAGGTCTTGTTGTCGGATGGAACTTCCTGCCGCAGCCAGCTTGGGTAAAGAGTCTCTGGACCAAATATTTCGGTTGACAGACTTAAGTTTTTAGTTTAATATATACATATGCTGAGGTCGTTGAGACGTTCAGAATAAACGGTTCGGACTCGGGGGCAGTACCCGACGTCTCCACCATAGATACATTGGACAGACATAGCCCCTGTCAAACGGGGAAGCTTGGTGGTGATGACAGTGTATCTTTGATGGGGGCGAAACAGGATCGACGGACGTAGTAAAAGTACGTGGAGACCAAAAGCAAAAACCTAAATGCAGCGAATGATAACGTTGTATCTCAGATTCGCCTAGCGGCTTAGTCTGAATGAGTTTTCGGTGGGTTTTCTTGGAAACAGAATAAACCCACCACTTCTACACAACAAACACATTATGGAGAATATAATATGTCATCTAAGACTCCCTTTGAAATCCGCACAGAACTTCTTTCCCAAGCACAATCTATTCTCTTTGAACGTATCATGGTTGAACGCCTACGTCTTGAGAACGATTGGAGCACAAAGCGCGAAATCTACTTCACCGCTCTGCAAAGTCCTGATATGATGCCAATCGATTCAGCACCAGACTTTCCTGTTTTGCCCACTATCACAACAGAGGAAGTGATAGCTGAAGCCAAGAAGCTGAACGACTTCGTATCAAACGGATAATATCATGTCACTTGTAGCCATCATTGTCATGGGTTTATCGTCAGGCTATATTAACATATGGTCCGCTGTAAAGTTCAACAAGACTCTAGAGAACAGAATCAATAGTCTATTGATTTCTGTTGTGATTGATGTTATAATGCTTATCTTATTCACACGGTTTGGATCAGGAAGCATGTTCACATCATTTCTTATCGCAAAATATGCATTCCTTTCAATCATCAACTTTGACGAGACACTGAGGCAATGATGGCTACAAAAGAAGAAATTACCGACTTCTCTATGAAGATTGAAGAACTGGTTTGGATGAAAGACATTTCATATATGGAAGCTGTTGTTCTCTATTGTGAACAGACAGACTTTGAAGTTGAGTTGGCTGCAAAGCTTATTTCTGGTGCTTTGAAATCTAAGATCAAAATTGAAGCACAAGAACTCAACTTTCTTCCTAAATCTAACACTGCAAAATTGCCCCTGTAGCAAAGGAACTAAACATGACACACACAGAATTTGATTTGGAAAAGATTAAAATCATGAAACAGTCGGCACGGCATGTTCTTGAAAACTCTTTAGTCAAGGGCATTCTTGCTGGTGGTTGCTTCACTTCGTGGTATCATCAGGAAGTACCTAAGGACTTTGATCTCTTTGTTACAGATCAAAGTCACAAAGAGATTATTCTTGCTTGTTCAACAGAACTTAATAGGTTTAAGTTTACAGACGGTGAATATATGGGCAATCCATCTATCGAACGAGCTATTCTAGACACACAGACAAAGATACAGTATGTTCTTGTGAAATATAAGACACGCAAAGAAATCATTGATCACTTCGATGCTGAACATTCGGCCGTGTCATATGATCATTCTCATGATCAACTGTATATTAGTCCGTCTACTTACGAGTGTATCAAGAACAAGATCATCAAACCACACGGTTCTAATAAGATTCAACCTTGGAGAGTAGCTAGATTCTTGAAGAGAGGATTCAAACATGAGGTTGTCAGCATTTGATACTTACTGTATGTTTCTTGCACTGAAGAATCATTTTACTCGCGATAACTATGACTTCTTTCGTTATCGCGGTAAAGTAAACGCTTCACCAGATTCCTTCATGTCCAGAAAAGATCGCTTTCAGTTTCAGAAGTTGTCTAGACTTCACAATGAAGAAAACATGCGTGACTTCATTGTAGCCAACATTCTAGCTGGCAAGACATGGGTTGGTGATTTTCTTGATGATGATGCTGAAGAAAACTATCTGAAGCATCTGAAGATCAAACAGTCTCTCTCATATATGTTTGCAAATGAACTGGATGACATGTTCAGAGATAGTCGTCCTATTACAACTTTTCGCACAGGCAAAGACCGTTATCCCTCAGGTTTTATGTACTATCTTTCAGGTAGAGTGACGATTGAGACAATGGTAATATTGAACTGTCTTATAAACTATATACCAAAGTGGGACAGTTTTTATCCTGATGATCCAATATGGTCGAAGCATAGCATGTTGATTAAAAAATATGCGCCGTTCCTTGAGTATGACAAGAACAAGATGAAAGTCATACTCAAGGACAAAATTAAGGAGTATGATCATGGAGAAGAACAAGAAACGAGCCGACAGGCGCGCCCACAAAAAGAGAATGCTGCATAAAGCTAAAGAAGTTGTCGATCTTGTTTGGCGCGGCGGTAATAATGAGTGGAACGAATGGAAAAAACAATGGGCACTTAGACATGCAGACAATATTAAAGGTTGTTCGTGTCACATGTGCTGCAATCCTCGCAGACTTGGTGATCTGACTTTACAGGAAAAAAAGTTTAAAGAAGCAATAAAATGCGACTAAATAAACTTGACAGACACACAAATATACTATAATATACTAAGACTACATTATGAATACTGTGGACAAAACAAAATACAACGCTAATACATGGAGAATACATATGTCAAATTTCGCATCTCTTAAGAAGTCTTCTGGCGATATCGCCCGTCTTACCAAAGAACTTGAAAAGGTTAATGCACCCACTGAAAAGAAGGGTGATGATCGTTTCTGGAAGATTGATAGAGACAAGAGCGGTAACGGTTCTGCTGTTATCCGTTTTCTTCCTCCCTCTGCTATTGATGGTGATGATGCCCTTCCTTGGATTCGCATCTTCTCTCATGGCTTCAAGGGTCCAACTGGCAAGTGGTATATTGAAAACTCATTGACCACTCTTAACCAGAAAGATCCTGTTTCTGAATACAATACCACTCTCTGGAATTCTACTACTGATGAACAGGGTTGGCAACGTAAGCAGGTGCGCGAACAAAAGCGTCGTCTGCATTACATCTCAAACATCTATGTTGTGTCTGATCCCAAGAACCCTGATAATGAGGGTAAGGTCTTTTTGTTCAAGTATGGCAAGAAGATTTTTGATAAGATCACGATGCTCATGAATCCTGAGTTCGAGGGTGATACTCCTGTAAATCCTTTTGATCTCTGGGCAGGTGCTAACTTCAAACTTCGTATCCGTACGGTCGAAGGTTATCCTAACTATGATCAGTCTGTCTTTGATACACCAAAGGCGCTTTTAGGCAATGATGATGCTCTTGAGGCTCTTTGGAATAAGCAGTATTCTCTGTCAGAATTTCTTGATACTAAGAACTTCAAGAGTTATGATGAACTGAAGCAAAAGCTTGATGCGGTTCTTGGTGATACTGGTTCAGTCAGTCAACCTGCAACTACTCAATCGGTTGCGCGTGAAAGTAAACCTGTGTTCAACAAGCCTGTGAATGCTGATAAGGCATCAAGTGCAGGGTTTGATGTTGATGATGATGACGATGAGCTTGAGAGCTTCAAGCGTCTCGCACTCTAAACGAGAAAAGGAGCCTTCGGGCTCCTTTTTTTATGACATGTTAGCTGCACCAGAATCGAAGTGACCACCCATTATTGAATCACCACTATTCAGAAAACGGCTTCTGGCCACTGCTCGCTCAAAGCTCGGTGTCATCTTCTCTAGTGTTTTATCTCTGATACTATCATATGAGTTCACTGCTGGTGCACCTGACGACTGATTAACTATGATAGGCTGCTGTGACATATCTTGCTCTTGCTTTATGTCTCTCACAAGATTAGTTTTATCTGTCTGAGCTACTTCTGGTGGTGGTTCTAGTTTCTCTAATAGAGAATCTGGATTAGTCTTTAGTCCTTGTGGTGATGGATTTACAGATACTTTACCAGTTGCAGGATTAAACTTCATTTCTTCTTCTGAGTTCATAGTGAACAGCGGTTGAGCACCATCAGTCACAACCATATCATCTCGGCGCTGTCTGCTTTTGTTAATAGCATGAGCTTGAAGCTGTTGTGCATCTGTTTTCACTTCACCACCCAAAGCTAATGCAGGTAATCCAGGAAGAGTTGGTTCTGAAGGTATTGCAGGCTCTTGTTGTTGTTGCTGATGTTGACTTACAGGGCCAGCTGGTGCATTTGGAACACTTAAAGCAGGAACAGTTGGCTGTGAAGGAGTTGCAGAACTTCCACTCGCAGCTTTAGCTTCCTGCTCTTTTTTATGTAATTCAATCAATCTTTCTCTAGCCGATGATGATACTCTACCTCCAAATTCCATATGCGGTTCATCACCACTCGGCACTTTCATTCCCCAATCACTCTTAGCTCTAGAAAATCTTTCTGCGTTTTCAGGGTTTTTCAACCAGTCTCTCATCTCTCTAGAAAGACTTGCGGCATTATCAAGATCAACTGCATTACCATATGAGTGTTCGCTGTATCCTTTACCTGGATTATGTCCTGGACCAGCGGAATTTTTCTGCCTTATATTATAAGAACCTAAGGTTTTGAGTGGAGCTCCAGCAGTTTTTAAATCATTAAAAAATCCTTGATATGCTAAGGCAGCATCTTTTGTAACATTTATTTTTCCGTAAGGTGTTTGCACTGCCACAATATCTTTTCGTTTTTGATATGGATCTTGACCTGAATGTCTGTTAAACTTACCTTGACCTTCTTCAGGAATAGGTAAATTTCCAACTGAA